TATTGTTATTATTATTATTATTCGCTGCAGGCGTATACTCGTTATTAGATACAGTGCCAGCACTTATATATGTATTAATATTAGGTGCATAGCCTTCTTCTGTTATAGTCACCATATCACTAATGGTAGTGTCATAGTAAGCGCCTATTTTAGAGTTATCTAAAAATTTCAAAGTTTCATTGTAATTATTTCTAGCCCTATAATCATAATCGTTTGTCGTGACGGTATGCACAGAAACTTGTGTAGGTTCACTTACATTCGTTGAAATATTACTGAACTTTTTCACCATTCTTTTTGAAGGTCTGTCATCGGTGTTATAGAAAACGTTAGGTTCTATAGTAGGGTAAATCAACTCTTGAACTGAAGGCTCTGTCCCATCAACTAGTTCTATACGAGGGCCCCACCAAGATGCAGGATTTTCATCCGCGCTTAAATCGTAATACATATAATTTCTTAAAGACACGTGTGTAGTACTTACATCGGTCGTCCACTTTTTCTCGAAGTGATTAGTCGCAGCCTCGTATGTAGAAACTGATGTAGAGCTGCCATTTGAATTGTAGAAACTTACCTTTTCTCCTGATGTGTTATATAATCCAAGATCATTAGAATGTATATTCGTGTTAGTACTAAGATCTGGTCTTATGAAGCCAACTAGCAAATACCACTCATCTGCTGTAGGACAACTAAAACCAGGTAAAAAATATGAATTAGCATTCGCTATTGCGGTTGAAGAAACACCTTTTGCGCCAGCAGTGCGTACAATGGAAGTAGCGCTTGTGTAAGTCTCAACTCCGAAATATCCAGTCCCTGCGTCGCTGGACGTAATCGCTGAACTATTTCTTATTTTTGATTGCTTAATCCATGTAGAAAATCTGTATGTTTTTGTTATATCAACTGGAACATTAGGAGATTCGAATCCACCATCAGCAGGAGCGTCAGTGTCCGTGTTTAGACCAGTCCACCCAATGCTATTAGTTTTAAATGGTGATACAACGTACGCTCTATAATTTTCTGATGTCTGTCCATTCGCTCTCCACCTTTTCCCATCGGCCGTGCCGTATGCAGAATCATCGTTCGTTCCAATAGACCAAGGGAGAAAAGGCCGCAAGAGATTTGTTTCTTTAGATTGAGAAGGTGATACCAGTTGTTCATCTGAGTGAATTTCGTTCGCAGTTAAATCACCATAGTCAGCAACGCGGGTGTGCTTATCAAACCATTTAGTCCATCTCTTATATTCATTGAACACAATTTCATTTCGTGCATTTGCACCTACACCAGCGATAAAGCGCATTATCAAGAAAGCACTTCTCTCATATATACCACTACCAGCCCTTGGGTTATTTCCGTTAACAAGAGCTTGTAGCAATAAGCTCAGTGCTCTGAAATCTCCATCTAACCAGCCGGGTTGATAGAAAGGCATATGCATCGAATTAGCACTATCAGTGTTAATACCAAGTCTTCGCTCATCATCAGTAAGTGTTTTCCAGGGCGGAATTAGTTTTGTGAGCCACCTTTCGAGTTGAAGATCTTCTTGAGGATTTTTTTCCTTATAGGTAGTATCACCACGCCATAAACCAGATCTACTTACTTGCATGAGCAAGCTGCTAAACATTTTCATTCCAGCTGGGTGAACTAATCTTAAATATTCGTTTTCCCATTCAACGAGTTGAATTCCTCCACGTATTTGATAGGAGTAGTCTTGCCAAAAGTCACTATCTTGAAGCTTATTCACATCTGATACAAATCCCTTTCTATCAGCGTAATTTCCTGACAAGAATGATGCTTCGTTAAAGGTGTGTCCAACAGGGCTTCTGCTATTAATCTGTGTAGCAGGGCTTCCATCGCCGAAGTTAACTTGACCTGTTGCATTTTCTTGCTGATAAGCAACAAAAAGATTTGTTAGAACATTATTAGAAGAACTATCGTATGTCCAAAAAGAATCCTTTAAAGCACCACCTATATTAGTAAACGTATATGTCTGAGTACTATTACGTAAGTACTGTAAAGAAGATACCGGTTTATCTTCATCTACATTAACTCTCATCGCCCATTGATAAGGGTTTAATTTTTTAACTAGATAATTATGTATTTCAGCAATTTTAGTAGCAGTGACTTCTTTTTGGTAATAAGCAAAATACTTTATATTGCCTTTAAAATAATGATTCCACCTTCTTACGCCAAGCCGCAGACTAGAATTTCTGACACTAGTATTTAGATTATTAACACCAAGCATTTCTTTAGTAGTGATTGTAGTAATCTGCTTGCCGTGAGTCACCCAATTCGCAGATGATATTTGTGGTGTTTGCAAAGGCGTGTTTACCGTGCGTGCAGTAGCGTAAGATTGAAAGAATATTAATTGAAAAGGAGAGTACGTGTGGCGTTTTAAGTCAGTGCTGTTGGTTGACCCATATCCAGGTAACACCTTCGCCCTACTTTCATGGTCAATAAGTGTTTGGTAAAAACTAGTTCTAGAAGAACCAGAATTATTAAAAGAGATGCTGCTATTACCTCTTACGACCTGGGCGGTTCCATCGTAAATATCATTCGGTAAAGTAGGATTTGAATTAGCATAATCACTAGGGCTAGATTGTCCAGTAAGCTTATGCATTATTCCAGTAGATTTATTTTCGATTACCTCGAACACTGCATTAGGAGTTGCATCTACCCAAACCTGTAAAGGCGCAAGTCTACCATCATACCCAGACCTATTTCCTATTAAAATCCACATACCATAGGCAGGCGGTGCGCTCTCATAAGCTGAATCAAATCCTTCTAACATCTCGTCCCAGACAGGGAGAAGTGTGCTGCTTCCTTGGGACGAGTAAAAGCTACGAATCTCAGCAGCAGTTAGATATTCAATTGTGTATTTGTCAAAATTAACACTACCACCGCCCGTCTTCACGCCATCAGTCCAAGTGTTTCCCTCGTCGCCAGTTATTACTGCATTCGTAAAAGCAGTTTCGTAATAGTCACTTCCATTTGAAGATGTGCCAATTTTCGTAAATCCATTGATATCGACTTTAGTCGTAAGAGCGCCATTATCACTAGCACCATAGAAGACCAATGCGTCTTTAATGTCGAAAGATGTAGGTGTACCATAGTCACTATCGTCCCAAATTCTTTCCCAACTCTCTCCATTTACTGAAACTTCGATGTAGCCATCGCCGGCCGCGGTACCTGCGATATTGCCTCCATCAGCAATAGCGTCGTCATCTCTATTACCTCTTACAGCAACAGTAGTGTAATCACCGTTAGTTGAAACAGTTGTCGTGCCTTTTAAGTCTACAGGATTGTAACCACCGCGGGCCCCCCATCTCCAAGCTTCATACGTTAATTTCTGTCCCCGTATTCCTATCTGAAGACCAGGGAAATCACCGCTTTCTCCAAATAAATGCGCTGGGCCATTGCCGTAAGTATCTAACTTAATGTGCGCTATCATGGTGTGAGCATTTGGGTTAGCGGCTTCTGTTAAAATTTCTGGATTTGTATTGTATATTTGACCAAGGTCAATATGATTTCTATCGTAGGCCCCTCCACCAGAACCATCTGTAAATACAAATCCGGTTTCTTTAGTGTATGTCGCGCCATTTTTTAATTCAGCAACCGTTTGTGAAAACCTTTGATTGTGCGCATCATAAACTTGAAATGTATTAGTACCAGCATCAAATCTACTATCTTCTGAAGTATCAATTTCGAGGAAAAGAAATTCAGTATCTGGATGAGTCACATTAGTGTTGTCGATTTTCTGAATTCTCTGAATTTTTCCAGTAGCAATCTCGCTATCACTGGTGTTGAAAAACTTAAGAGATTCACCTACGCTATTTTCATTTAAAAGAGCATTGTTTGCAAATCCAGTAAGAGTATTACTATAATTAAAAATATTATCGTCCTGAATCCAATCTCCCTCAGACGCCTTCAATAAGAAATCTTTAGGATATAACACTTCTACGATTTCGTCGAAAAACAATTTGAAGAAAACTAAAACAGATTCTTCACTTCCACGAATAGAGTAGTAGTTAACAATTCTTTTGTATAACGAAACAGTGTCAAGCGCTCGAGAATCAGGAACAGAAGTAGCGATTTCCCTCTTGATTCTATTTAAATAATCAAATGATGTTTCGTCAATATCGTGCTCTGTTAGTATTCTTTTACTTATGTTTAAAACCTGATCATTTGAATTTAAATAAGTATAGTATTCTTCTAAAAGACTAGTAAGTGTTCCAGCTGTTTCACGTAATTGTATAGGAATTAAATCTTCAACACTTGCAGATTCTTTATTTGATACTCTTTCGCTATAAGGACTCGTTTGTTTAGGTGAGTATTGTGCAACACTTGAAACTACTAAAGATGCTGTAGGAAGATTCGTATACGTGATATTGGATGTAGTTGCGTCAATTGCGTAAGTAGCGTATTCTGAATACGTCTCGTTGTTATACGCTGATATTGTAGGAGCTGAAGGAAGCCCGTGATTTACAGAAGCCGCCGGCATATAGAACACTAGATCGTCTAAACCTTCAAAGGTGTGTTCGTGATATTGTCCATCGACATCATCAGCGCTTGTGTATAAAGGATAGTAATAGCCAGTTACACCTGATGAATTGCCGTAGTTGCTTTTTCCTTTTAAATAGTAAACTGACATATTAAATTAGTATCCGGTGTTGGTGCTGCTGTTACTAGTATTCGAACTAGAAGTAGAACCTTGATCTGTTGTAACGCTTGAGCTGTTTGACGAAATTACTCCACCATCAGAACGTGTAGAATACGTATTATAACTATCGCTCACCGAGCCAGAAACTGCAGCACTATCAATCTCTCCACTTACCGAAGTCTTTGGTACATCTATACGCAATAGAGTATTCCTTCGAGATACAATGTCGTTAGAATTTGGAGATACTTCGAAGCGGATAGTTTCAACCGCTTGTGTAAGAGGAACTGTAGAATTGTTTATGCTCATTTCACCAGTTAACACGTTAAGTGTTCCAACAGAATTGACTACCTTCGTCTTTACGTTTTCTACCAATGAATAGATGTAAATGTTTCTAGTTGACTGACCAACTTCACCAGCTTCATCTGCAAAATAGTAATCAACATTATTATATTTCCACGAACTCGATTGTATAATAGATTGCGAAGGATTTTCGTCAAACAACTCCATGTCAAAATCAAGCTTGTGTGTAATAGTAGATCCTTGCGTAAGAAGCAAATCTTTATAAACGTAGACTCTCACTGTCGAGTTAAGAATAGCGGTATCACTCGAATCTATTTCTCTTAATAATTGAGAGTAACGAAATACACCGTCGAAGTTTTGCAGTTGCGATTCGTTAAAGCTTGTAAGCAAATTTCGTACCTTTGTTTCCATCTGAGATTGCGTAAGAGATGTAAAGCTACTATTGTATTTGAAAAGCACATTAAAGAAAAGATAAGTATATTCAGGATCAACCACGACAGGCTCAATCGAAAGTACTCTTTTGCTTTGCAGCGCACTTGTAATTGAATTCTTTTCTTCTCTTGTAAGAGTAAGCGCACCTGTAGGTTTTACTGATATGAAAGCTTTTCCAAACTGAGGAGGATTATTAGTTTCGCCACCCCAAACTGATATACTGTCGATAGCACCAAACGCCTGCTTTACAAGAGTTTGATAATCGTCAGATGTAACTGCTCGGTTCTGTGCAATGAAAGATAGAGGAGCATTAAATCTAATGCTTTCAATGTCTTCAACTTCAGATCCACCTGCAGATTTTGAGTTTACAATAATTGTCGATGTACCATCAACTGTTGTATCTGCTCCTCCGTTATGTGCAAATGCTGTAGCATCATTCGCTTCTGGTCCTCGAGTACTTAAGAAATCAAGTTCAACTACTGATTGATTTCCAGGTTGTTTACCGATAGAGTTATTTCCAAAATGAATTTCGTATTTACCTGCATAGTTTTCTTCGAGGTAATATATGAGAGATGAACCTGTCAAGCCTGAAGTAAAATCTGTAAAGCGATTGTATATGTTGTATGAACTCGCGTTTGGTGTATCATATACTTTCACGAGTAACGTACTAATATCTACGTCAGGATCGTCAATCACAAACTTCTGAGTTGTTAAAGAATTGTCTACGCCGTATTTACGCGATTTTAACACGCCTTGTGATACAAGCAAATTGCTAAATGTAAATGTTCCAATTCCTGATGCATTCACTGCTACCGATGCCTGTGAATCCTGAAGAAGAATAAACGTGTATGTAATATCATCTATCGTAGATGTAAAGGTATCACCTCGGTTAATTACATACGTGCTATTTATTGAATCATCTTTCCTTCGAAGCACTAAAGTAATATCGGCGGTAGACGCGGTTTTACTCGTAGGAGTATAGCCTAATAGTTTTGCACGAGAAACAACGTTAGATCTTATCTGCGCGGAATCAAGGAAAGATTCATTCATTGCAACGTGAGTATTCATCGCGTTATAGTGTGTATTATACGCAAGAACATCGAGTAGATTGTTTAGCCCTGAACCGTCGAAGTCCCAATCGCGGAAAGGTGAGCCTGAACGTTTGAAATAATCTTTAAGATTATCTTTTATATTATCGAAGTCTAATTCCGTTGTATTAAATTGTGCCATATTATCTTAATCTCTGAAGTCCGAGTTCTACTTCCGTTGTGGTGTTTTGTGTAATTACATTAAATTTTATTGATACGCGATATGCGTTTGCATCTACATCATCAAGTATTTTTATCTTCACAGCATTCACTCTGGGTTCGTGATCTTTCAACAAACGATCGATCTCCTTCTTCATTTGAATCGCAGTGAATTGGTCCGCAGGCTCAAAGAGTAAAGCAGTCACATTCGATCCTAGCTTACTTTGAAACGGCCGCTCGCCAAAATTAGTAAGAATTAAATTCTTAACAGAGTTCCGCACAGCTTGTATATCATTCAAAGGTATTACATCTTTTTTTACAGGATGTATACTCATTCTCAAATCCAAATCAGAATACAGATTCTTTCTTGCTGCTGTAGAAGAACGTTTCTTATTATAATCTGAACTTGCAATACTCATATAATCTATTTATACTACTTTCATGGTTTCAAAGCTGAAAAATCTCGCGCGCGAATTTTTGCACAATTTCATATTAAACTTTATAGTCTCTTAATTCAGAGATAAGATCAAGGTGCCAAAACATAAGTTCTGAATAACCCGCGACTAAATCACCATGTCCACCAAGAGTTTCTCCGAGAAGAGAATCTCCTTCTGCTCGTACTGTGATAATTTCTTTATTCAATCTATTAATTTGTTTTTCGGTCTCTTCACTCAGGTCAGCATCAGGATTTTGACCCATGACTCGATTTAAATACGAGCACGCATTTTTATATTCTTTCAACTTGTTTTCTTCTGCAAGAGCAATACAGTATTTCTTTACAAGAATACGAGCAACCTTTCTTCCTTTACCAGTATTATAATACTCGATCAGAGTCATATTCTTTTTTGCTGCTCTCTCTTTATCGCGCCCAACCGAGTTCAATGCTTGCTTGAAGATTCTAAAGACTTCCTTATTCGCGTCATACAGCGCTCGTTTATTCGGTTGTAAATACTTACTCAATTCGAGTCCCATCGCGACCTGTGCTTGTTTTAATTTATCCACAGGTTTTACAACCTTAGGACTTACACTCGGTAATTTCTCTTTTGCTACTACGGTAGGCACCACGACCTCTACCTTCTTTGGAATATCAGCGGCTACGATAGGTTCCGCGGCTTTGACTTTCACCTCTTCTACCTTACCTTCAGCACTTACTTTCGGAGCATCGATATTAGGTACATCCTTACAGAAATCGAACTTCGCACTCGCGGCAGCAGAGACCTTATCCATAAGACCATCTATATCGATATCAGGCAGAGCATCACCCCATCTGGCTTTAAAGGCTGCCTTCGCCTTTACCAGCGCCGCGCCGGTTTTACCTTTGAGAGCTTCAAGTTCTTTTTTGAAGTTAGGTAATACGGGAGGCTCGGGAACCGCGGCGAGTAAAGCAGCTTTCATAGAATCTGCCTTCGCCTTTACATCTGCCATAGCACCTGCACCCGCAGATTGTAATTCACCTATCTTCGCATTGAGTTCTGCCTTCTTTGCATTGAGTGCATCAAGCTTCGAGTTACTAGAACAATTAATAGCCATATTAGTTTAAGTTGATTGTTGCACCATTTACATCTACATCAGCAGCGCACGTAATATCAAAATCAGTTATTGCATCTATATCAATATTTGTATTCGTGTCGATCTTAATAGTAGAGTTCGATACTAGAGTCAGATTACCAAAAGAGTTTACAGTAAAGGTTCCGAGAGCGGTTTGACCGATGAGTCCGTTAACCACCGTCTTGCTATCTAACACAATGTTCATATTGTAATGGCCGGTAATGTTAGTGGTACTGTCTTTCACAACATCCCTGATCTCGTTACCGCCAATCCGTGACGTGAAATTCTCTGCTACATTAATACTACGCTCTTGGTCGATCTCGATTAATTCGTTCTGACCAACCTTACTCGTGCGTGTACCTTTCACATATTCTGTTTTATCTCCTTCTACTTCGAGATGATAGTTACCCTTGACAAGAGTTTTCATATTACCATCAACAGTCAAGTTAACATTACCTTTGACATACATGTTCTTCGACTTGAAGGTAACCTCATACTCATCACCAACGACTGTAACGGTCTTATCACCATTTGCTATCA